CCCTGTGCGAGGGGCTGGGGCTGATCGCGGCGGGCCTGTACCACGAGACCTGTGCGGATGGCAACCAGTGGATGCTGGACGTTGGGCCGGTATCCAGCGGCGACGCTTGGTACATCATGCGCAAGTGCGCGGAGCTGCAGCTGATTGATGCAGGGCTGTACAAGGCCGAATATGTGGGGTGATGCAGTGAAAAAACTTTTTGTTTCTCAGCCGATGCGAGGCAAAACGAACGAAGAAATTATCAAGGAACGCAAGGTTTTGATTGCTGATGTGTACATGAAAACACACGAAAATTTAGCAGTCATTGATTCATTTTTTGAGAACGCCCCGGCTGACGCAACACCGCTGTGGTATCTGGGCGAAAGCCTCAAGCTGCTGGGCACCGCTGATTTTGCAGTGTTCGCCCCTGGCTGGCAGGACTATCGCGGGTGCCGTATTGAGCACGATGCCGCCGTAGCCTACGGCATCCCTATCGTGGAGGTGTGATGCCAATGCAGCATGTATTTTCGTTTACGATCGCGGAAGCCTGGGCATTTTTGATTTACGCGGCGGGTGCTGCTGCCGGACTGTATGCCGGGGGAGTGGCTATCAGCAAAGTAATTACCGCAATAAAAAAGCCAAAAACCGACCAGGACAAACGCATTACCCAGTTAGAAGCGCGGGTGAACGCTATGGAGGGCTTTTTGAGAAACGACAAACAGCGGCTTGACCGCATGGATGAAGGGCAGCACGTGACCATGCAGGCACTGCTTGCCCTGCTTGACCACAACCTTGATGGAAACAACATTGACCAGATGCAGAAAGCCAAGGAAGCCTTGCAGAAGCATCTGATCGGCTAAAAAAAGGAGAAAGCAAAATGGATATTTCTTTTCTGTCCGAATATATGATCCCCGTGATTGTTGGCATCTGCCTGTGCGTGGGCTGGATTGTCAAGCAGTGGATTAAGGATGTTGACAACCGGTATATTCCCACGATTTGCGCGGCGCTTGGTGTCGCACTGGCATGCTGGATGAATTGGCCTGAAATTACCGCTACTGTGATTTTGTCCGGCCTTGCAAGCGGGCTGGCATCCACCGGTCTACATCAGGCTTTCAAGCAGATTCTTGAGGGATTTAGCAATGGGAAGTAAGTTTGACTTCCGAATGAGCCGCAGCGACTATGATGACCTCTGTTTTGACCTGACCGATGACGAACACGCCGTGTTGGATTTGCGGCGGCGCGGGATGCACAATGCCGACATTGCGGCAGAGCTGTATTGTAGCGAAAGGACGGTTAATCGGAGAGTTCGAGCGATAAAAAGTAAATTAGGCTAAAAAAGGCCTCTTGCAATTTAGACTATTGCAAGAGGCCTTTTTATTTTTTAGTTATTTTCAGATCGGAAACAGAGCATCCGATAAAATCAGCTATTTTTTGAAGATTCTCCTCTCTGAGTTCAAATGTCCCGTCCATGTAGTAATATAACGAAGCTCTTGAAATCCCTGCAGCAGATGCAACATCTTGGACAGTTAAGCCTGCGGATTTGATCGCTTTCATCAGTGGGTGATTGGCATTTCTGGACGAGGAGATCGGTGGCTTTTGTTGCTTTTGCTTCGGTTCTGGAATATCTAACGGGTAACCAGTAGCTTCAGCAATTTTTTTCAACGTGGCTGGTCTGGGAGCACGGTATCCTTTAATGTATCCATATATCTGGTTTTTGGCTATTCCAGTTCGCTCTGAAAGCTCGCTTACTGTGATATTTGAGTAATTCATTGCTTTGACGATTTCGGAATCTTGATTCGAAAGGACTGATTTGACCCGCGCGCAAGAGGGGAGCGCATTAGCATCACAACCAAGGACTGCCGATATTTTTTGGACAGTTTCTGCGGTTGGGGTGATTCTTTCGGAGGTATAACTGTACAGAGCGGACGTGGATATACCGGTAGCACTTGAGAGGTCTTTGATCGACATTCCTGATTCTGCAATTGCACGCCCAAACGGTGAGTCTGGATTAGAACTATGCCTTGCACGCCTTTTACGTCTTGATGGATTTGGAATCCGGTATAAATTTCCATAATCTTGGTACAGCCTCGCAATACAGCAGTTCAACGCCTCTGAGCGGGCAATCCGCTCGCGCCCAAGCTTTTCGCGCAAGTTAGTTGTTTGCGCGTCAAGCAGTTCTCTTTCGCCATTGTAGAGCGAGAGCGTGAACATAATCGTGCGTTCGGATGGCTTTGGCTGCGGAACATAGACTACTCGCCTTGAATTCTGAATCATAAGGCTGCGTACAGCAGCGCAAATTTCGGCGTTCCCCCCGAAATGTTCGTGCAACCATTGCGCCTGTAGCGGCGTAACTTTGAACTGGCAGTCAAATCTTTGCGGCTCTTCCTCGAAATCTACACGTTGTTTAAGAAAATCCGCTTTGCATTTTTGCTCCGCCAAGTATCGCGCATCGGCTGCCTGTTCTTTTGTTTTGAAAGACCCAATATTATATATTTTTCCATTATATCCAATTTGAGCGATCCACATTCCATTTGGGCCGGGACACACCCCTGTTATTCCAGACGTGTTATTTTTTCCCGTTCCGTAATTATCATTGTTCAAAAAATTTTTCCCGCGCAGACAGCCACAGCTTTGCACAATTTTGTAGATAAGATTGCCTTGCCGGACGTTGCATAATCTTCCGCAGTCGCAGCGGCAAAGCCAGACCCGCGACCAATTTCCGCAATCCATCTCTTGCATTCCTAGAACTCTTAGGCGGCCAAATCGCCGCCCAGTAAGATCAAGCCGTGCCACTTTTTACCCCACCTTACTTGTTAATGATGGCAAGAATCTTTGCGTTTGGAATGATTTGCTCTCCGTCATCCCAGCCAGATTCGCTGTAGTCTTTGCCCCCGATCAGAACTACATTATGGTCGCCATAGCAAGCCGATTTGGCAATGATACGTTTCAGCTCTTTCAGGCATTCTTCATTGTCTTCTTCGTCCATCTCTGTGCCGAGATAGTCGTCTCTGAACCCGACGCAGCACGCCCCGCCAAGCGTTTCCCCTGTAGTGTCATAAGTGGAACAATCGGCTTCAAAGTCCCAATCATAGCTGTCACGGACATCAGCGCCAACATAGATATTAGCTACATCAACATCACTGGGAAGAACACGGACGCCAAACGCGTTATAACCATCTTTGTAAGCATTTTTAATCACATCAAGAAGTTCATCGCAGTTCATTATATTTACCTCTTTTATTTGGTTTGTAAAATGTTTTGTACTATTGTTAGTATAGCATACATTTCGTGAAATGTAAATATAAAAAAAGAAAAATAAATAAAAAAGAAAAGCACTCAGCAAGCGCTGAGTGCTTTTCCCTCAAAAAAGTTGTGCGTATAACGCTTTCAACATTTTTATCCACGATGGTCGGAATTGCTGACCATACCACCATCAACGGCATCCGGTTGTGGTGACATGTTTACCATAGCATTTTGTGCCTGAATTGTCAACAGGAAACTTTGGAATCGAAAACATGGCGTAAAACTGTCGTGTTCGTGTCGCACGTTTTTACGTCAATTTTTTTATAATTAAGCTAGAGGAAACAAAAGAATGGCTTACACACAAATCAATCTAAATCCAGAAAACAAGCGTGTTGGAGATTGCACTGTTCGGGCCATTGCGGCAGGAACAGGGAAAAGCTGGGAAGATATATACGCAGCATTAGCACTTGAGGGCTATTTGCTGCACGATCTGCCGTCTGCAAACTATGTCTGGGGCAGTTATCTGCGGCGGTGCGGGTGGAACCGTTCGGCAATTCCGAACAGCTGCCCGGACTGTTACACCGTTGCGGAATTTGCCGCCGACAATCCGACAGGCGTATATATTCTGGCTATGGCGACGCACGTTGTCACTGTTGTTGATGGCGATTGGCTTGATACTTGGGACAGTGGCGACGAAACGCCGCTGTATTATTGGCAGAAAGGATGATTTACTATGGCGTTTGGCGTACCGTATCAGCCCGGCTATATGCCGAACTATTATCCGATGGGGCAGCAGATGCCGTCGGCTATGCCAGATCAGCTCGCACAGCTCCGGCAGGCGGCGTATCCGCAACAGCAGCCAACAGCGCAGCAGACCGCGCCTATTATCTGGGTGCAGGGTGAAGAAGGAGCCAAAGCGTATATGGTTGCGGCAGGGAACAGCGTGCTCCTGATGGACAGCGAAAACAGCACATTTTATATCAAATCCACCGATGCCAGCGGTATGCCGCAGCCTTTGCGCGTTTTTGACTACTCGGAACGCACGGCAAGCCAGAAACAGCCCACACATACCGTGCAAAAGCCAAAAGAAGAATATGTCACACGGCAGGAGTTTAACGCTCTGACAGCCCGCTTTGACGCTCTGACGGCAGACAAGCCTTTGACGCGAAAGAAAAAGGAGGCAGACAATGAGCAACCCTCTGTTTAACGCTCTTGGCGGCGGCAAAATGCCGGGCGCGATGGGGCAATTTCAGCAGATGATGCAGCAGTTTCAGCAGTTTCGAGCAAATTTCCAAGGCGACCCGAAGGCAGAGGTGCAAAAGCTGCTGCAATCCGGCAAGATGAGCCAGCAGCAGCTAAATCAGCTGCAAGCGATGGCGCAGCAGTTTCAAGGATTTTTATAATCCTGTTGTTTTGTGCGTTTTCCTACTTGTTACTGGTTCGGCACTTATTTTATCAACTTTCTCATAACGCCACATATAACCGTGACAAGTTTTGCTTCTTCCTTTGATGTTGTTTAATATCTGGCATGGGTTACAGCCTACTTCTCTGGCTGCATCTGATATGCAATCCCATTTCCTCAAAAAAATTCCATCAAGGGCATATTGGCAAACGCTGACTGCGGCATAATGCGATTTCCCAAATCTCCCTTTATTTGGGGACTGCTTGCCTAAACATTCAAAACTGTGGCGTATGTTTTCGGATGGTGTAACCCATTCAAGATTTTCAGCGTGATTGTTCTGCTTGTTCCCGTCTATGTGGTTCACTTGGGATTTGTTTTCTGGATTGCGTATAAATGCTTGGGCAACAAGAATATGAATGGATTTGTTTCTTTTCTCTGAATTTTTGCACAAAACCACCGTGTTATATCCAGAACTATGACGTTTCGGCGTCAAAATCTTTTCTTTCCCAGTGTGATTATAATTCAGACTTTTTACTTCCCCGCAATCGCTGACTTCATATAATCCTTCATAGCCACAAACTGGTAACCACATAATGCGCATCTCCTTTGCTTGGTTGATGTATTTATTTTAATTATATCACGTTTTATCAAAAATACAATATCTGCGCAGATATGTATAATATTTTACAAAAAAGGAGTTTATTATGAGTCTTTCATCTGATGGAACCGTAATGACAATGCCGGTGCAGCCAGCAAATGTTAGTAACAACGGTGGCGGCTTTGGCGGGTGGGGCGACAATGGAGCTCTGTGGCTTATCGTGTTGTTCCTCTTTATCTTCGCTGGCGGCTGGGGCGGCAATTGGGGCGGCAACGGCGCGGGAAACAATGGCGCTGGTGTTGTGGATGGTTATGTGCTTGCGTCTGATTTTGCCAATATTGAGCGCAAAATCGACACCGTGAACAACGGCATGTGTGATGGATTTTATCAGCAGGCGCAGCTGATCAACGGCGTGCAGCAAGGCATGAGTAACGGCTTTATGTCGGCTGAAATCAGCCGCGCAAACCAGCAGGCCGCATTTATGCAGCAGCTGAATGCCATGCAGATGCAGCAGGCCAATTGCTGCTGCGAGACCCGCGAAGCGATTCAGGGCGTAAATTACAACCTCGCTACGCAGGCTTGCGACACGCGCCAGACTATCCAGAACGGCACGCGGGACATCATCGAGAATCAGAACGCCAACGCCCGCGCGGTGCTTGACGCACTGACGGCGCAGCGCATTGAGGCTAAGGATGCCAAGATTGCAGAGCAGAACCAGCAGCTTTTTGTCGCACAGCTTGCCGCAAGTCAGGCTGCGCAGAATGAAACGCTGAAAGCCTATATGAGCGGGCAGCTTGCTTACTACAACCCCCGCCCTGTTCCGGCTTTCCCTGTTCCCGCACCGTATCAGTATGGGAACTGCGGCGCCTGCAACTGCTAAAACTGAATAGCAACTGTTTCCGAATGGGAAACTGTTCAGCTCCGTGCTGATTTTGCAAAAAAAGCGGCGGGGCAATAGTCCCGCCGCTATATTTATATGAAAGGATCGATTTTATGGCTGAATTTACGAATTCCAGTATCGTGAACGTTGCCGCAGGGCAGAATGTGCCGCTTACCGAAACGGCAGTTTGCGGAAAAAGCTGCATTGTGCATCGTGAGGGTGCGGGCATCGTCACCTTGCGCGGCATCACGAACCAGTGCAAGGCGCGTTATAAGGTGAGTTTTGGCGCGAACATTGCGATTCCCACAGGCGGCACAGTCGGTGCAATTACTTCCGCGCTTACAATCAACGGAGAACCGCTTGTTAGCGCCACTGCAACGGTTACGCCCGCAGCAGTGGAGAATTACTTCAACGTTTTTGTTGCGGCGTTTGTGGACGTTCCGCGCGGTTGCTGCGTGACGGTTGCCGCAAAGAACACGAGTGCACAGGCGGTGCTTTTTGCAAACTCGAATCTCATTGCCGAGCGCGTCGGCTGAAAGGAGAATGGAAATGAGTATGAAAACCCTGTATGATCTGAAGGACATGCTGTGCGAAGAGCTTGACGAAATCGGCAAGAAGGGTGAAATGTCTGCTGGAGACTTGGAAACTGTTCACAAGCTGACAGACACTATCAAGAACATCGACAAGATCACCATGCTAGAAGAAAACGGCTACAGCCACGATGAAGATTACAGCCGGGATGGTGATTGGAGCGCCAATATGCGCGGCAATTACGGACGCGGCAGCAGCTATGCGCGGCGCGGTCAGCACTATGTGCGGGGGCATTACAGCCGCGATGACGGACGCGATTCGCTTATTGAGCGTATGGAAGATATCATGCGCGGAGCAGACAGCAAAGATCGTGAATCAATCCAACGCTGCATTGACATGATGAGGAACAGCTAAGCGAGGTGTAAGGGCTATGGTTGACGTGCGAGAGATTGACGGCGCTATAGCCGAAATCGAAAACAGCGAGCTTACAATGTCACGGGTGCAAAAGCTTGCGGCCTTGTATACAGTCAAAAACCAGAAACTTGTGGAAGCCCAACCGGAAGAACCCAAAATTAGCACGCAAGGAAATGTAAGATATTATGCCTCGGCTGAATCACCTAAAAAAGCTGTTACAAGCGAAAGCGAATTTTTACGGGCGATATCAAGCGTTAAAGCGGAAGATGCGCTAGAGGTGCTTGATGAATTGATGTCGGCACTGTATGTTGCAAATCCGAAAGTGTACAACGGCGTGATGAGAAAACTAGAAAGGTTACAAAATGAGTGAGTTTTTGGAAACTGTAATTAAGGCTGACGCCGGGCATGTTTGGCGCGTGCTAGATGAATTTATGGATGCGCTAAAAGAAGCAAAACCGGACGTGTATAGGGATTTGGTGCACGACTTGCAGAGAAAATAAGCAAATGTGTACTAAAGTGTGTACTTACAAAAGAAAATGCCGCAGATTTTAACGAATCTGCGGCATTTATTCAAGTCGGAGTGACGGGATTCGAAC